CGGCTCCGCGCCGGGTAAAACACCTGAAGCGGTCGGCTATGCGGACATTAAGGGCCAAGGCCGCATTCCATACGGCAACTCGGCTCCGGCCCCTATGGCTGATACCAGCAAGCCTACGAAGATGACTGTCCGCGGTGCGGGTGCTGCGATCCGTGGCAAAAGTTACATTGGTTTCCCTTCTTAGGTTTCTTTCTAACTTTTTTAAAAGTTAGGTACATGCTATAGTGCCTCTTAATAGAGAGGGGCCTGTGGCATGATTGATCCAATTTCTGTAATTGCTGGTGCTACGGCCGCCTATAACGGTATTAAAAAAGCCTGTGAGATGGGCAAGGAAATCTCCAGTTTTACTGGTGCTATTTCTAAATTTGCAAAAGCAAACGCTGACATAGACTTTCTTGAACAAAAATCAAAAAATCCATCACTGTACCATAAGATTTTTTCAAACCATCAGGCCGATGCTCTCGACATTTGGTCCAAACGCCAACGGTTAAAAGAAATGAGAACCGAAATTCAAAATCATGTCAGTTTTGTCTACGGCCCGTCGGCTTGGAAGGAAATTCTCCGCATTGAGGCTGAACAGAGAAAGCAACAAAGGGCTTTAGTTTATGCAAAAAAAGAGGCCCTAGACAATTTAATTAATGCTATACTTATTACTATAATCTGTTCAATCGGTATCGCTATAGCAGCGGGTGTTATATATTTCATAGGCAAGCAGCAGGGCAAATGGTGAGTGTTTCTTTTAGAATACAAACGAAAGTGGGTCGTTCTAGACAAAAACAGAAAAGTTGTCATAATAACCCGTGACAAAAACATTGCACTTAACTTTGCAAAGTATTGGAGCCGAACATGACTGAGTTCGAACAGATTGATAAAAACAACAGTGGGGCCATTGAGCGAAATGAGTGGGCTCTTTTGGAGCTAGAGGATCGTCGCCGTAGGTTAGATGATGAAGACCTCAAGCGAAACGCTGAACGCCGGTTCACGGGATTTGCTCTGGCTGGAATGCTTTTGTACCCTTTAATAATTTTATTGTCCTCTGTCTTGGGTTTTGACAAAGCGGCTTCACTAATTACGGACATTGCTTCTGTTTACGTTATAGCTGCGTCTGGTGTGGTTGCGGCCTTTATGGGCTTTAATGCCTACTCTGCAAAAGCAGACAAACAGGCTTCCATTAGTTATCAAGACAGGAGTGTAGAGAAATGAGTTTAATTGCTTCTTTAATCGGGCCTGTGTCGGGCATCTTAGACAAGGTAATCCCAGACTCTGACATGAAAGCCAAGCTGGCTCATGAAATAGCCACCATGAGCGACAATCATGCTCAACAGGCGCTACTGGCTCAGTTAGAGATTAACAAGGCTGAAGCAGCCTCTGGTAGCCTGTTTAAGGGCGGGTGGAGACCGTTCATTGGATGGACATCTGGAGTTGCATTTGCCTATCATTTTGTACTGCAACCTCTGTTGGTCTTTGTTCTAACGGCATCTGGGGTAGATTTACCTGATTTACCTGAGTTTGATATGTCTACGCTCCTCACGGTTTTGGGCGGAATGTTAGGAATTGGTGGGTTACGTTCGTATGAAAAGACCAAAGGCTTAACGAAGTAATGGAAAACGATATTATTATTGAGCAGCAAGCGTCTACCATAGGAACCAAAACAATCAACATTGGCACAGGTGGCGGTGGCAGTGATGTCCAAGCTGGCATAGAGTTTATATATGATCTTCGAGAGCATATAGTGGATGTTGGTATAGCTACAGTATACGGACTTGTGGTCTTTGCAATCGTTCTATGGCTAAAGAAGAAGTTCTCCACTTGATGTGGGTATTGGTTTGGATGCAGTTGGTTACGGGTATGCCTTTGCAATACTATCAATTAAATAGTTTTGAGAGTAGAACGGTATGTGAACAATATAAAGAACAGGCAAAAATTATGGTTACAAACACCAATATGATTGTTGCCTGCCTAAACGTAAGGATACAGAAATGACTTTTAAATTAAGTGCGCGAAGCGAATCCAAGCTAGAAGGGTTAGACCCACGGCTTGTGGCAGTTGTTAAGGCAGCTATCCACCGGACTAAAATTGATTTTGGTGTGATCTGCGGCATGAGGACTACAGACGAACAGAAGGCTCTTGTTGCGTCTGGAGCCTCGCAGACTATGAAGTCCAAACATCTTCAGGGCTATGCCGTAGACCTTATGGCTTACATTGGCAGCCGTGCCTCTTGGGAATTAAATCTTTATGATGACATTGCTGATGCTATGGCCGAAGCGGCTAGGGAAGTAGACGTTCCTATCCGGTGGGGGGCTGCTTGGACAGTATCGAATATAGCTCAGTTCCACGGCGGCACTATGGAAGATGCTATGAACAGCTACATTGACGAACGTAGAACTCAAGGCCGCAGACCATTCATTGACGGACCGCACTTTGAGCTAATGGTTTAAGGGGTTTTAAGTCTACTCGCATATCTTTATACTTTGTCCTAGCATATCTTATATTAAATGTGCTAGGATAATATCATAAATTCTTAGATAATATGCGAGGTATTAATGGATGAAATACACACCGCCGAAGCTGTCTTTCGAATCTTGAGAGAAAGGCGTCAGGGTGTAACAGACTTAATGATTTACGGAAATGTTAAGTCGATGGAGCAATATCGTGAGCTTATGGGCAACTTAGAGTGCTTAAATCACGTGGAACAGGAACTCAAGGGCCTGCTAGACAAACAGGAGCGTTCAAATGACTGAAGCGCAAAAAATAAACTTAACAGCAGCTAAAGAAGCTGTTGAAAACATCTCTCAGGCTTACAAAGAAAAGTCGGAGCGGGTGTTAGACCCCGATTCCATTGGGGATTCCCTCCTAGATAGAATGCCTTCGCCTACGGGGTGGCGGCTTCTTATTTTGCCTTATCGTGGCAAAGGAAAAACGGAAAGCGGCATTTACCTTCCCGACAAAATCGTTGAGGAAAACGCTGTTTCAACACAAGTTGGGTACGTCCTTAAAGTGGGCGAACTAGCGTATAAGGACACCGACAAGTTTCCGGAAGGTCCTTGGTGTGAGAAAGGCAGTTGGGTAATGTTTGCCCGGTATGCTGGTTCTCGTTTTAGAATTGAGGGTGGTGAAGTTAGGATTCTCAATGATGACGAGGTTCTTGCTAAGATTTCATCCCCCGAAGACGTTCTTCATTTCTAGGAGTTAAAAAATGGCTGAAGAAGACAATCAAATAGAATTAGAATTAGAAGGTTCTGAAGAAACAGAAGTTGATGTTTCGGAAAGTGCCGTTTCTGACGATTTTGAAGCTGACGACGATCAGTTTAAAAAAGCAGAAACTAATACACAAAAGCGTATTGACCGCCTTACAAAGAAAATGCGGGAAGCTGAACGTCGTGAACAAGAGGCGATAAATTACGCCAAGCAAGTTCAAAACGAGTCAGCGGGTCTTAAAACTCGTATGGCAAGTTTGGATACTAATTACGTTAACGAATATACAAACCGCGTTAACACACAAGTATCTCAAGCCGAAGCATCTTTAACCCGTGCAATTGAAATAGGAGACAGTGCCGCAACGGTTGAAGCGCAACGTAATCTTACGGCGTTGGCTATTCAACAAGATCGTGCAAACCAAGCAAAAGCGCAACAAGAGCGTTACCGTCAGGAGCAAGCTGCCGCCGCGCAACACCAAGCACAGCAGCCTATGCCTGCTCAACAGCCTCGTCGGCCTGACAAAAAGGCGGAGAACTGGGCGGCTCGAAATAGCTGGTTTGGTCAAGACGAAGCCATGACTTATGCTGCTTTTGGAATACACAAAAAAATGGTTGAAGACGAAGGGTTTGACCCGCAGAGCGAAGACTACTATAATGAACTAGATCACCGGATTGCTGACAAGTTTAATACCGGCGCAAACAGTTCTAACAAACGGCCCGCTCAGACGGTTGTTGGTGCTTCAAGAACTCCATCTGGGCGCAATAGTGGGAAAAAGGTTCGTCTCACCCCGAGCCAAGTCGCAATTGCGAAAAAACTGGGTGTGCCGCTTGAAGAATACGCGAAATACGTGAAGGAGTAAGAAGATGACAAAAACAAACAACCAAGATGGTAGTTCTGCAATCGACCGAACTTCTCGCGCAAATCAAACTAGGGATAAACAAGCTTCTCGTAAGCCTTGGGCTCCCCCGTCCATGTTGGACGCACCGCCTGCACCGGATGGTTATAAACATCGTTGGATACGCGCCGAAACGCGCGGCTTTGATGATCGTAAAAACATCAGCGCGAAGATGCGCGAAGGTTGGGAACTTGTTCGTCAAGACGAATACCCTGACTTTGAGTCCCCGGTAGTTGAAACAGGTAAGTATGAAGGTGTGTTTGGAGTGGGTGGATTAATGCTCGCTCGCATCCCTGTTGAAACAATTGCTGAAAGAACGGATTACTTTACAAAACGTAATACCGATCAGATGCAAGCTGTAGATCAGGATATGATGCGGGAGAACGCGCACTCAACCATGACGATCAGTAACCCTGACCGTCAATCACGTGTAACTTTTGGTGGTCCGAAGAAATAGGACTGCCTTCCCACTAAGGAGAAAGATAAATGGCTAATACAGATTCATCTTATGGCCTTCGACCAATTTCCAGACAAGGCAGTTCTGTCTCGTCTGGAGGTATGACAGAATACCGTATTGCATCTGACAACTCAAACCCAATTTTCCACGGCATGGCGGTTATCCCGTTAGCTGCGGGCGTTATTGACGATCTACAAGCTGCGGCTGGTGGTAACGTTTCTATCGTGGGTGTGTTTGGCGGATGTGAGTACATTTCCGATACAACTGGAAAACCGGTATTCTCTAATTTTTGGCCGGGGTCTGGCGCGGATAGTGATTTTCCCGTCAAAGCTTTTGTGTACGACGATCCAAATCAGTTGTTTCAGATTGCTACTTCTAATGTAGTTGCTGCGGCAAACACTGAAGCAGAAGTTCGTGCAGCCGTATTTGCGAACATTGCGTTTGCAACAGGCAACACTGGCTCAACAGCTACTGGTTTATCATCTGCAACAGCAGATTTAAACACAATCGCAACTACCAACACTTTGGCGTTAAGGATTATGGGCGTTCAAGACGACCCTGCTAATTCCGACTTCACTGCCGCTGGTATCCCATTAATCGTTCGTATAAACAACCACTTCAATGCGCCTACTGGTTCCATTGCTGCTGGCACTGTTTCTACAACCGGCGTATAAGGAAGGGTAACATAAAATGGCTATTTCTCGCGCACAACTAGCTAAAGAGCTAGAACCGGGCCTTAACGCATTGTTTGGGCTTGAGTATGATCGTTACGAAAACGAGCATGGTGAAATCTTTGACGAAGAAAGTTCAGACCGAGCTTTTGAGGAAGAGGTTATGCTCGGTGGTTTCGCAAGCGCACCAACTAAGGGTGAAGGCACTGCCATAACTTTTGATGATGCACAAGAAACCTACACAGCGCGTTATACTCACGAAACTATCGCACTAGCGTTCTCTATTACAGAGGAAGCTATTGAGGACAACTTGTATGATCGTTTGGCGTCTCGTTACACCAAAGCTTTGGCTCGCTCTATGGCTCAGACAAAGCAGATCAAAGCGGCGGCTATCTTGAACAACGCATTTAGCACAGGTGCTAATGCGATTGGAGATGGTGCAGCACTTTGTTCTAACGCTCACCCAAGTTTATCTGGCAACCAGACTAACATTCTAGGAACAGCGGCTGATCTCAACGAGACTTCGCTAGAGCAGATGTTGATCGACGTTGCTGGTCTAACTGACGAGCGTGGTCTAAAGATTGCGGTACGTGGTATGAAGTTGGTAATCCCGAAAGAACTGCAATTTATTGCAGAGCGGGTTATGAACTCCAACTTGCGTTCCGGAACAGCGGACAACGATGCAAATGCGATGAAGAACATGGGCATGTTGCCTGACGGTGCGGTGGTTAACCACTTCCTTACAGACAGCGATGCTTACTTCATTAAAACTGACGCTCCTAACGGCTTCAAGTTCTTTAATCGTTCACCAATCAAGACCGCTATGGAAGGCGATTTTGACACAGGTAACATGCGGTTCAAGGCACGTGAGCGTTATTCCTTTGGCGTAAGTGACTGGCGTTCTGTCTTTGGAACACCCGGCGCAGCGTAAGCTTTGTCAAATCAATAAATTAAGGGGCAGCTTCGGTTGCCCCTTTCTTTTTTATTACTCTTGTTGTATTGTTATTTTATCCCTGACAGTTGCATTGGGCGACTGACTTAACCCTGACAGGAGATTATCATGGGTAATTCTACATTTAGCGGACCAGTGCGTTCAGAAGGCGGCTTTCAGGTTGTCTCTAAAAATGCAACAACTGGTGCTTTTACAACGGTAGCGGACACAGCTTCGACAGGTATTGTTACTAACAAATATGTAAAGCATGTTGGCTTTGCTACTGGCGTTACAGTAAACACAACAGCGGGTGATAGCCCGACTATCGGTGAGTTTACACAACCAGCGAACACAATCATCACTGACATTAAGATTTTTTGTGACGTTTCTCCGGTTATCGGAGAAGGTGATATTGGTTACGAAGTTGGTACATCTACTTCTGGCGCACAAATTGTTGCGACTCAGGCAGACGAAATACTAGATGGCGGTACAACCGTTGTTGTACACAACGTAACGCTGACTGCATTAGTTCTTCAGACGCAGGATGGCACAACAGCCCCAGCTTCCGTTCAATATACAGACACCGCAAGAACTATTTTCTGCAACATCACTAATACAGTTGATGCTACAACAGCAGGATCGTTCACGTTCATCATTGAGTACGTTCAAATTGCGTAATTAATCTGGTGGGGCTAACGCCCCGCCTATATTTTATAGGAGATTAATATGGCGGATGCTGTAACCTCACAAACGCTGATCGACGGCGGTAAACAGGTCGTTATGAAGTTCACTAATGTTTCCGACGGGACCGGAGAGTCTGCCGTTACAAAGGTTGATGTTTCTGCCTTATCATCCAGTGTGGACGGTGACGCTTGTACGGGCGTTGTGATTGAGCGTATTTGGTGGCAATGTATTGGCATGAAGGTTCAAATTTTGTGGGATGCGACTACGAACGCATTTTGCATTGAGCTTGGCGAAAACCAGAGCGGCTCCCACGACTATACCGTTTTTGGTGGTTTAACCAACAACGCGGGAAGTGGCAAAACTGGGGACCTTGCTTTTACAACCGTAGGGCATACTGGCGCGGACACTTATACAATTGTTTTGTATATGCGTAAAAAGTATGACTAACCAATGGCTAGTACAAAAAACGTAACTAGAACTCCTTCGGGGCGTTTGACATACAGGGGTGAGACTTTTGGCGGATACAACAAGCCTAAAAAAACTCCGGGAAAGTCAAAAAAGAGCGCGGTCCTTGCCAAAAAAGGAGACCAAGTTAAACTGGTTCGCTTTGGTGATCCAAAAATGTCTATCAAAAAAGACCAGCCCGCTAGACGTTCTAGTTTTAGAGCCCGACACAAATGCGATACGGCCAAAGACAAATTTAGCCCCCGATACTGGTCCTGTAAAGCATGGTGACGAAGAAATGAAGATACTAGAACTTTTGGCTAAATTAGAAAAACACGAAGCGGAGTGTGATTTACGTTATCAACGTATTGAAGAAAAGTTGTCTGACCAAAAAAGCTCTTTAAAAGCTTTTGATTTAAAACTTTGGGGATTAGCGGTCTTAATTTTAATCGCACCCTTTGTTGGAAAGCTTTTGGGTTAACGTTATGGCTTACTCGCGCAAATCCAAAAAAGCTTCTTCAAAAAGCACCGGCAGTAAAATATGCCCTTCTGGGAAAGCTTGGGCTAAACGTACTTTTGACACGTATCCTTCAGCGTATGCAAACATGGCAGCGTCTAAGTATTGTAAAGACCCCAATTATGCCAAGAAAAGTAAAAGGAAAAAGGGATGACGCTAAGTAAAGGTAACAAACGAAAAGTTAAAAAGGTTGTAAGGGGTTTGAACAAAGCTTCAAAGACTCATGCCGGACAGGCTAAAACTCTTAAAACAATGTTACGCTCTCCTAGAAAGAAAAGTTAAGTGGGCGGTGAGTTAAAAAAATGGCGCGACCAAAACTGGGTTAGAATAGGGTCCGACGGCTCTATAAAAGGACCTTGTGGCACCTCTAAAAACAAGAAAAAACCAGATCGTTGTTTGCCTGAAAGCAAGGCACGGTCTCTTACCAAAGAACAACGACGTGCTACTGCCGCGAAAAAGAAGCGAGGCGGGGAAAAGGGGCAAAAAGTTGTAAAAAACACAAAAGCTGCTATGGTTACAAAGATGTCTAAGGGCGGCGAACCTTCTACAACGAGGGCAAAAAGAGCTTTTCGTGGGAATACACCTCCCGGCACTGTAGTAGCCCGAGGTTGTGGCGTAGTTTTAGGAAGCAAACGTAAAAAAACAAAAGGATCAGTATCATGAAAAAACCTATGAAAAGCAAAGGTTACCGTAGCGGTGGCAAGGTTAAGAAAATGTCAAAAGGTGGAGCCGCAGGCGGTAAAAAAGTTCGACGTATGTCAAAAGGCGGAGCCGCTGGTGGTAAAAAAGTGATGCGTATGTCAAAAGGCGGGAGCCCCGCAATGACGTTAGCTCAAGTTAAGTCAGCCGCTAAAGCATTAGGTAAAAAAGTTGTTTAAAGTATAGATGGCGTATTTGCATAGCAATATACCTTATTTTAAGGCATGGGTTCGTCGTGAATACACTCATAACCATGAGGCGTACCACGGCGAATTTCTACACGCTATGGTTATTGGTGTGACAACAATACCAAACAGGTCTTTAAGTTTTCAAGTTGTATTTACGGGAAACCCTGCTGAAGGGGAAGAAGAGGACACCGTACACGGTGGGGCTATGTGGGCGCGTATGCCGATAACGGCGCTTGTTGGTGATATTCCTTTAGAAGAATGGCCCGAGCCAATGGAAACCTACGACGCACAACCTTGGGACTGCGCGTCTCATTACAACTCTGTTTACATTATGGACAGAACAACGCCTTGTCCGTGGATGGCTAAGATAAACGGTGAAATGCACCCTGCAAAGTATTTGTTCACGGTAGACTACACTGATAGCGAAATTGCTGATGATCCGGCACAACACAAACAAAACCACGTGCTTCAACTATTAGATGCAGGGGAATGGACGGGTAATATTGTGGCGTTACCTAACAATCGTGTTCGTGTAACGCACCCTGCGTGGTTTCAGACGGGAGAAGGCGCTCCGGACTTTAAACCATCTCAGCATATACATTATTCTAAATCTGATTTAGACTACACACTAGATGTTAACAAGGTTTTTGATAACCTTTATAACGAGGAATAAAATGACGCTTTCTAACAGCAAAGATTTTGAACCGGATGTTGCTGAATATGTTGAAGAGGCATTTGAGCGATGTGGTTTAGAGGTTCGTACTGGTTACGACCTAAAGTCTGCTCGGCGTTCTCTCAATCTTTTGCTCGCAGAGTGGGCCAATAGGGGCCTTAATCAGTGGACTATTAAGCAACGTACCCTCACAACAATAGCGGCGGACGGAACTTACGACCTTAGTGCGGATGTAATAGACATTTTGTCTATTGTCGTACAAAGGGACAGCACTGATTACTCGCTAACTAGGTTAAGCAGGGATGGTTTTCTAACAATTCCGAACAAAACAACGCAAGGCCGCGTAAACCAGTTCTTTTTAGATCGTCAAAACACGCCTGTTTTAAACGTTTGGCCTGTTCCAGACAACTCAACAGACGTAATTTACTACAATGCTTTAACCCGCATGGACGATGCGGACGTTTACACTAACACGCTTGATCTTCCCTTTAGGTTTTACCCCTGTTTAACGGCAGGATTGGCTTACTACATTGCTTTAAAACGCGCACCTAACCGTGTTCAAATGTTAAAAGCTATGTATGAAGAAGAATTTGACCGTGCGGCAACAGAAGATCGTGATCGGTCTTCTTTTAACGTTGTTCCAAACTATCAGTATTATAGGACAAACTAATGGCCAAGTTTGCTTCTGGAAAAAAAGCTTATGCAATATCTGATCGGTCCGGGTTCCGGTATCGGTATAAAGACATGCGCCGGGAGTGGAATGGCTTACTTGTTGGTCAAGATGAGTACGAGCCCAAGCAGCCTCAACTTGGTCCTTTTAGAAAAGTTGTTGATCCTCAAGCGTTGGAGAACGCTCGTCCAGACTCTCCCAACCCTACCAGTGCGTTTTTGGTTATAACTACAAATAGCGTTGTTTACTTGGGGAATGGCAACTGGGCAAGTGGTGGAACAGCGGAACTTCCTTCTGAATTAACCATAACAACTGCCTTAGAGGGCGGTGTGGGCACGGTATCGGTGGTAACAACATGAGTTTTACATATGCAGAACTAAAACAAGCGATCCAAGACTTTGCAGACAACAATGAGACAACGTTTGTAAATAACTTGCCGGTTTTTATACGACAGGCAGAAGAACGTATTTTAAAAAGCGTTCAACTCAACTTGTTTCGCAAAAATGTAGAAGGAAATATGTCAAGCTCCGACAAATATTTGGCTTGTCCTAGTGATTTTCTTGCGCCATTTTCTTTATCTTTTGTTGATTCAAGCAGTGACTCTGTTTTTTTAGACTTTAAAGACACAGATTTTATACAATCGTTTACTCCTAACAGCGCGACCACAGGAAACCCGAGATATTACGCTGTTTTTGACATAAACAATTTTATCATAGCCCCTACGCCAAGCTCTGCCTTTAACGTTGAGCTTCACTACTATTATCGACCGGCTAGTTTAACCACCTTGGCTGGAACGGGCACTACTTGGCTGAGTGAAAATGCGTCTATTGCCATACTTTACGGAAGTCTTGTTGAGGCTTATATTTACATGAAGGGTGATGCCGACATGATGGCTCTTTATGAAAAGAGGTTTGCCGAGGCTATTATGGGAATGAAAGGACTTGGAGAATCTAAAGAAGTCACGGATGAATACCGCACCGGAGTAGTGAGGAGACCTAAACAATGAATATCCCAGCCTTAGACATTGGTCTTTCCAAGGACTTTGAGGTTGAAGTTCATACTTCAAACGGTCGCGGGTTTAACCCCGAGGAAATTGCAGAACGTTGCGCTGACAAAATTATCTCAGTTTCCGACACCGCACACCCTGCTATACAAGCGCAGGCCCGTGCTTTTAAAGATAACATTGTTAAGCTTGTAGAATTTTATTTAGCAGAAGCTGTTAAAAATGACAGAACTACTGTATATAATGCACTAACCGACGCGGGACACCCGGAGCTTGCGTCACTTATCAGGAGATTGTGACATGGCCTTTAATGGTAACTTCATGTGTACGAGCTTTAAGCAAGAACTTCTTGAGGCCAAGCACAACTTTTTGAATAGTGGGGGCAGCACGTTTAATTTAGCTCTTTACACGAATAGTGCCACTTTTACAGCGGCAACTACTGCGTACACTTCAACCAACGAAATAACCAACACTGCGGGAAGCGCGTACTCTGCCAAGGGTGTGGCCCTAACACGGGTTAATCCTTCGGTTTCGGGTACTACCGCTCTCACCGACTTTGCGGATGCTTCTTTTAGTTCTGCGACGTTTACCGCTCGCGGCGCTTTGATATTTAACGACTCAGCTTCAGGCGATCCCTCAGTGGTTGTTCTGGATTTTGGTGCAGATAAAACAGCAACTAACGGTACTTTTACGGTGGTTTTTCCCACTGCTGACGCCAGCAACGCGATTATTCGGATAGCCTAATGGCCGACATGGTAGTTGCCTATTTAGGGTGGAACTCTTCTAGTCAAGGCTGGAATGGTGGCACTTGGGGCAACGACGTGGCTCTACCCGGATCAACGGGTTCTGTAGGATCAGTTGTTGTTGCGGCAACTGCCGTTGTCCCCGTTACGGGGTTAACTTCCACGGGCTCTGTAGGATCAGTTTCTGTCACAGGAACAGCTAGTGTGGCTGTAACGGGAATAGCTGCAACGGGTTCTCCCGGAGCGGTGACGGTTACGGGAACTGCCTTATTTAGTGTAACAGGGGTTTCGGGAACGGGGCAAGTTGGAGATGTTGGGGCTCTTATTGAAATTGACGTTGATGTACCCGTTACGGGTCTTTCAGCTACGGCCTCAGTA